GTTCGGTCCCGCGACAGCCAAAATCTGCTCCGCCTGCGCCACCGAGCTGATGCCGTTTTGCGTCAGGCCGTTGCCGTTATTCGACTGCGTCGAGAGCTGCGCCGTCACCGTGGGCAGATTGGTGGGAACGCCCGGAGAAGTACCCAACCCTGTTTGCGCGGCCATACTTAACTCCTAATCGGATCTGATCCGGTAATACCACGCCCCGGTTCGGTTTGACCGTATTTGACGATAGTAGCGGTCGCTTTGGTCGAAGTATCCGACGCACCGGCCGAAGAGACGGAAGGGGCTACCGCGACATTGCCGAACACTTGATTCTGACCGGGGGTGGAATTGACTTGCGCCATTACAGCAACTTCCCAATCAGGGTGAAGATACCGATCTTCGCGAGACCGTAGCCCGCACCGGCCGATACCAACTTGGAGTAATGCGCCTGCAGAAACGCGAACACCCAGTTCTCGGCTTTCTGCAGGAAAGAGGGCGCAACCGCTGCGGCTTGAGTCGAGGAGATCGGGCCTCCGATGGAGGTCGCGGTAGTGATTTCAGCCATCATATTGCTCCTAGAAATATCGAACCTTCGGCTTCTCATCGGCAGATCCGTGCATCAGCCACGCTTCCGTGAAAGGGATCAGGAGAGGCTTACGCTCCGTGAAGGTTAGGCGTGCATCCATCATCTTGTCAACAAGGCGCCCAATCAGGCCGCAAACGTCGGCTTTGTCATCCCAACGGCCGCCAGGGAATTTCACCAATTGCTCGATGCAATTATCGGCCCACGCGCGCTTTACCGGGAAGTGAATCGTACCGGCAGTGGCACGTGCATGAAATGCCTGGAGCTTGACCGCTTTATCATCGAGTGAAGGCAGCATTTCGACAGTGACAAACTTTTGTGCGTGCTGCATGGCGCTACGGATCGCAGGGCCGATGGCTTTGTCGATTAATCCGCCTTCATTCGCCCATAGCACCGGCTTCCACAACGCAACTAGCCGAATGAATGCAGCTATCGCTACGTCCGTCTCGCACTGCTTACTCCACCAGTCGATTGCCCACAAATCGCCGATATGGTCTATACCCCACACGCCGTGTTCCGAAAAGTCCGGCTCTTTTTTGCCGTGCCTCGGCTCCATGACAGCGTAATCCGATGCGCCGTAGATTCGCAGCGACTTCGGTAATGCGTCGAGCCCATCGTAAGTCAAGATCATACATCCACTCGCGGCAAATCTGGATCGTACATCTTAAACATCGAACGCGAAAAATGGATGCCGGTGAACGGCGCCGGCCGCTGTTGAAAGAGTGCAGCCCAGGTGCGGGCAGCTCGCGGATTGTCCCGCCACATGGTCCAATGTTCTCTTGGCCAAAATTCCGGCCACAAAAATTCACCCGGCTTTCGCCCAAGCACATCGTTTTCTTTTTCAGCTTCGGCCGGTATGCAAACCACTTCCCACGTCTGGCCGTCACGACACGCAATCGTTCCGCTTTCACCGTCGTAATTTTCCGGCAGGATCATGCCGACCAAATCTTCCTCCGACCATCGAGTCGTCACGATAATCGTGCTCATCCACGGTTTTGCGCGCGTCATTGCGGTATCGATGTACTCCGCGTAAATCTTTTCCCTGATTGTTGCCGAGTCCGCTTGCTCGCGATTCGCCGTGGGATCATCCACCAGAAGCAGATCGCAGCGATTACCGGTGATGCCTGCCAGCATGCCGGCAGCCATGAAACTGGAACCGTTGGTGAGCGACCAATCATCGATTGCACGCTGATCGTCCGCCAGTAGCGGGCGCTCGCGCCAAAGCGCAGCGTAGCGCGGGTCCCTGACAATGGCGCGCACCTTGCGGCGTTGCTTGGCCGCAATGCCGGTGGCGTACGATGCCAAAATGATTTGCGTGTTTGGCTTGCGCCCCATTGCCCATGACGCGCCGACGACCGACACGTATGAAGATTTCCCCGCGCCAGGTGGCGCCATGATAATCAACCGCCCGCGCTTTGTCTCGATGCACGTTTGAATTTTCTGCATCATGACTTTGTGGTGGATCGCCAGTCGTGCCTCGACAGGCTGGTAGGCGATCGGCGTTTGCTCGAACCGATTCACGAGCTGTCCGCGTTCGTCCTCTTCATCCTCGACGTCGAGCAGCGGCACGCCCGGAATGTCTATGCTTTGAGAAAACTCTAAAAGGGACGCACGAGCGCGGGTGCGGCGCAAATACTCCTGTGCCGCAAATTCGGCGGAGAGGGTTTGGCTCACAACAGCAGCGGATCGATTTCGGGCGCATCCGCCGGACCATGCGAGGTGTAGAACCCGCGTGGCTTGGCGCCAATGGTGACGAGGGGTTGCGGTGCGCCGATGCGCGGCAGTTGCTTGCGCTCGATGATCGCGACCAGTTGCTCATCGTTGAACGCAGCGGCCGCGAGGGCCTGGCGGCGGGTTGCGGGAATCGCGATGATCGCCTGAGAAGGCTTGCCATACCCCCGATCCAGGATTGCCTCGGCCGCGCGGATCTGATCCTTGTCCTCGACCGCGTTGTCGACCAGGTTCGCCAGCACCTCGATCGCCCGGGGCGCGTGGGAGCGGGCTAATGCAGAGATGTCGGCGTCGTCTTCGTTTGCCATGGACGCAAAGGTACCGGAAGAGTGATGCCGGCGGCAAGCCCTAGATTGTGAGACAAAATGAAACAGGATCAAGGGATAGTTGCTGTAGGCGCTTGCAACAAAGCGCCCGCTCGCTGCTGTTCGCTGGGTCCCTAGAAAGGGGGCCCTAGGGGGTGGTTTAGAAATGTCAAAAAACCCTCCCGCAGCTAGCGGCAACAACCTTGCGCTGCAGCATGCGAGATAGACTGAGACACTATGAGACGCCATGACGCCTGGCGTCGCGTGCCTACTTGTGCTGGGACGATAACGTGAGACACGCCAAGTCGGAACAGCACTATTTACCGGGAAATACCATGTCTTGTTCTTATTGTTCTTATTGTTCTTATTAAAAATAGAGAAAATATACGGTAATAATATATAAGGAAAGGATTAGCGTATGAATTAGCCGGCTACAATCAGCACATGTCAGCACAACTATTATTCTCATTTCCTCTTGCTTTTACTCACAATCCGTGATAAACAATAGCATTCAACAGTTTAGGGGAATAATTGTGCATCGCCGCAAAATTCAACAGCATCAACTCCGCCACGACGGCATGAAAGCCCACCAACTCATCGACAGCGGCTTGAAGCCGGTCGATGCGCTCATGATCATTGGTGGCAGTCGTGCCAGGCTCTATCGGGCAATGAAATTAATCGAGCTTGAGACAGATAAGCGCGATCCATTGCTTTTGTGAGACAGTTCACACATTTAATACTTGACACAAACTGAGACAGTCTATACGCTGGCGTTGTCTCGAATTGTATCAAACAACCAGGAGTATTTTATGCTCGGCACGAAACCGACAGTGTTGATAGTCAGAGATTTTCGCGGCTCGCGTCTTTTCTTGGCTGAAGTAACGCACGGCAAAGGCTTTCGTTGGATCAGCGATAGCCATAAGGCGATGAAGTTTAGTGCCGAGGAGGCGCTGGCGATCTGCGAGCGCGCCTCACGCGAATGGGGCACCCAATGCGCGGTACTCGATACCGAGGGCAACCTGGCGCAGCCTAAAGCAGCTACGCGCACTGCGGTCGTATCGAATGAAATAGCCGCTGCAAACTGCCGCTCGATCTTGGCGCAGCTCTCAACCGACGGTAAGGTCAATCACAAAGCGTTCATTGGGGAGATGCAATCACGATCGATGGAGCACTACGGCAAGCCGCTCGACGAAGCGCAATTGCGTTTGCTAGCGCGGATTGCGGCGGCCTACGAAGCGGAGCAACAGTCATGAGCGCAACCAGACGCGTTGAGCGCGCGATCCTAACAGCACTGATTGAAAATCTAAGCGCCGCAGGTTTTAAGCCGGCTGCGGTTTGGACCGAAGAAACGTATCAGCTCGCAGACGGTGAAGAATGGAGCGCACGCCATTCAAACCGTGAGATACGCAAGCCAATGACAACGGACGAAGTACTGAAAGTGTTCGACGATTTCGATATGTTGACACCAACGGTACACTTCACCCATCAGCATTTACTGAGTTGGGGCAATCGTGGCGTGATGGTCGTTAACGGCAATGGCGAGGATTTTATATCCGACTGGCACTGCGGCGACAAAGCGTTTGATGCGATTATCGAGACTGTCGCGGATGCGGCACAAAATGGTGTGCTGTCGCTTTTCGTGGTGCCGGCCGATATCGAGGAAGCGTTGCTTAAAGCGCAATCATGAGCGATCCAACACGCGAAGGGTGGGCCTTCTGCCTTAATTGGCGGAAGGCCCACTATATTCGAGATGCACGCAGCCTCTGCGGTCACTGGATGTATCTAGGCGGGTTGTTTGAACAGGATAATAGCCGCAGCCCTGATGATTGCGTTAAATGCAGGCACCTCAAAGATAAGGAATCAAACGTATGAGCCTGCGCTTCCACAAAGGCTATTGGACATGGTTCTCAGGGGATCAGCCGGTAGCTTCATTCCCTTCATTTCAAGCTGCCTGGACAGCGCTGTATCCGGTATGCTAGCGTAAGCTAATCTCCCCCATTGACCGGGCGCGTGCTGGCCCGGTTCTTTTTAAAGCTAGGAGCCCCGACATGTACGATAAAGCCTTGAGAATCCTTCTCCTGATCCCCATCGCGTTTGCGCTGTTCATGAGCGTTGTCATACGAATAGCAGTCGCTGCGGTGCGGCCATGAAACGTTATTACCATTTCGTCGGCAAAACGTTGCGCGATGGTTCGCCAATTCCCG